TCCGCTGAAAGTCGTAGTTCCCATGAGATTCTCCTGTCTGGGTTAAGGTCAGCCGCGTTGTGCGTCTGTCAGGGATAGCCTCCAAGGTAGCACGTTGTGTGGGGGCTGTCTACGCGTACCTGAACGACCACCCCGCCCGCGCGCCCTTTGTCAAGGGTTGCCCAGATTTAAGGGCGCGGTTCACCGTTGGGGGCGTCATGCTTAGGGCGGCGCGCAGTGCGGAGATCGTGCCGTACGTTTGTTCCGCGCCATTCGGGTCGACGGCAATGACGGCACGCCCCATCTTTTCCCGTGACTCCGTGGAGTGCGTCCTACCTTTCCAGTGGGTGTTTCCCTTGTTGGCCTCGGATAGCTTGCGGCGATGTTCCGCGGTGCGTACGTGCCCCTTCGCACTTTGGTTCCCCCTGTTGGCGGCGGACATCTTGGCCCGGGTTTCCGCGGTCGGGATAAACTTGCCGCCTCCCCCTGCCGCAACCACCGCTTGGACCCTCGCACTGATCTTAGCTCGGGCCGCTGCGGAGTGCTTGCGCCCAGTCCGTGGGTCGGACTCCTCCCACTGTAGCTTGGTGGCAGAGCGGAGTTTCTGCTTCTGCTCCTCTGCCATGGGCTTCCCGTAGTTTTGGTGTAGCGCCCCCTTGTTGCGCCATGGGGTGCGGGCGCTTACGGACAGATTGCAACACTTGGGGTCAGATACGCAATCAAGTAGCAAAGCCTCTTCGCACCCCTCCATATCCTCAATAGAGTCGAACTCGGCTAAAATAACGAACGCGAATGTTGTCTCCCCGTGTTTAGCCCATGACGCTTGGAGTTTTGGGTTGGGGTGAGCCCCGGCACGTAGTTTCTTTCGGTGCGTCCGCCACCGCTCGTACAAATTAGTGCTGCTACCTATGTAGTAGGTACCACTAACTCTAGTAGTGATGCGGTATACTGCGATCTTCTTCTGGGATTTTGACATAGATAACTCCTCTGTGATATAATACTCGGTAGAGGTATATATACTTGTACAATACTTGTAGTCAAGTAAAAGAAAAGGCCCGCCGAAGCGGGCCTTAACTACTTGTTTTCGTTGGCTTATACGCCAGGTGAAGCATACATGCCAAGCGGATCGCTTACCCCGAACGAGTAACGCTCACGGCTCTTATACCGTACGTTACCTGTATCGAAGTCGCCGTCCATGGAAGTCGCCAGTGGGGAGCGCACGAAGTGCTTGTACCCGTTTGGTACGTCCGTACCGAGGAACCAAGCATCGCTGTCGGTCAGATAATGGTTGACGCGGTAGCCTTCAGGGATGGACCCGTTGGACTTCAGTGCGTTCAAGTCATTGTCTGCAGTGCCGACACGCAGTTCTGTTTGCAGCAAGCGGGTTGCTACGAACATCAGCGCCGGTGGAACGATCAGCTTGCGCGGACGTGCCGCGATCAGCAAACCACGCTCATCGACGAAGGCCGCGATGTCAATCACAGCCTGCTCGAGCGAGGTCTCGTTCAAGTCAGCGTCAGTCGCAGGGCGGTTGCGGTTCGTAGTCCCGCTCACCGTGGGGTGCGCAGTGTTGAACAGCGTGACGCCGTCACCGCCGGTAGCGGTGGTAAAGCCGGTGTTCAACAGCGAGGCTGCCTTGACCTGCTTGGTGTACGACATAGCCCGTGCGAGCGCCTTGGTATAACGCGCGGAGAGCGAGTCATACAGGTTGTCTTCCATAGCTTCCTCGGTGATCGAGAAACCCATGGCCACTGTCTCGTGTGTGTAGCGAGCAGTGTACGACTCTTGTGCGTTGTCGTACGAGATCGCCTGACCTTCGTTCTTGACCGGTGCAGCACCGAAGCCCGAAAGTTTGGTTTCCTCTTCGAACGAACGCTCGGAGGTTTCGGTCTCGTAGATTTCCGCATGCTCGTTTTCGTACTTATCGTACTCAAGTCCGAACAACGCGTTGAGGCCGGGTAGTAGCTCTTTTAGGAGCTGGGCGCGTGAAATAGCCATGTGTTATGCTCCTTATGCCACGCCAAGGCCGGCAGTATACGCATGGGACGACGGATTGAACTTTACAATCACGTCGGTGAATGCGTCACCTACGGTCGAGGAAGTGCTTTCTACGAAGCCAACGATCTTAAACGCGATCGTGGCGGTGGCAGCCGAAGTGGCGACGTCCAAAGCGACTTTGGAGTTGCCTGTCGCTGTGCTGCCGGCGGTCTGATTTACACCCATGTTGGTGTGCAGCAGAGACTGCGCGACAGGCGCATCAGCTTGGATCGCGAACAAGGTGTTCGGATCATCTACGACATACGCAACTGCGTCTGCCGCTACTGTGCCGGTGGGCCAGTAGTTGCGAGTCGTGAAGCCGTAGGTCGCGTCTGTATAGGCACAGCCTACGAAGACGCCGACCGTACCGGCTGCGAACGCGTCAGCATTTGTGCCGACATTGGTTACCTTCGTGATGGTGCCGTCGGTGTGTACCTGAACGACATCGCCATTGAAGATGTTGGCCGCGTACCCGGAAGCAATCTTGATCATGCGTGTGGAGCCCGCGAAGGGAGTACCACCAATCAAGTTGATCGGGCGAAGGCCATAGGGAGAAGCTGTAGTAGCCATGATAGGTCTCCTAGAAGGCGGGGATCACAGCAAGCAACGGATGCTACTTGCCAAACGAGGTGCGTGAAGACCGTTCTGGTTTCAGTACGGGCATACGGGGGTCGGAGTTACGCATGTAGTTGTTGTCAACCGCATCCATTGCGCGGTTGGTTTCCTCTAGCTGAACCTCAGTACGAGATTCTGCGATGTCCTCCGAGATTGCACAGAGAAGGAGCCCACCCACTTCGATGTTGTCCTTGAACCGGGAGTCCAAGTCCGAAACGAGCTTCATCTCAGGGTGATCTGTGGCTTTGACCGGGGTGTAACCCTCACGAAAGCGAGTTGATACGTTGGGGTTGTCCGAGTTACCCAGCAGTGATGTGCGAACCCAACGGAACTTTAGTCCGTCACGGGCTTCGGGTGTAGGCAACGCTGATGGACGAGTCCATGTTTTTTTGCGCGATGTTGCGTCGCGAGTCTCAGCGGTCCGGGGGGTACGATCAACCATTTTTAGCATCCTTCAAAAGTTGCGCCGCATACTGTTCGGGCTTTAGGCCCAGCCGCTTGGCGAGAGCGGCCTGTGTCGAGGTCAGTTTCACACGGCGTGGTGAAGGCGCGGAACGTCCCGCAGAGGCCACCACGTTAGCCGATCTCCGCTGGGCGGGAGCGACCTCGACCCCCCGCTCGTTGGAAAATTCGTCAGCAAACCGTTTCCGGACTGCTGCATCGATGCCAGTATAGTACGTTTCACTGTTCGTATCAACACCTTCGCGTACAAGGCGCTCATGGACACCCAAAGCGAACCCAGTCATCTCGCTGTTCTCGCCGTACCAGCTGTTGTTCTCGAGCCACGTCTTCTGCCGCGTATCCAGTTTTACTTCTGGTTGCGGGGTCGGCTGCGGCGCCTGTTGCTGTACCGCGGGCTCTGCCGCGCGCGGGGCGGGGCGGTAGTTTTGCAGCTGGGTCAGCCTACCCTGCAAGTCGATAAGCCGCGACTGCGCGTCAACCAACTTCTCAGAATCGCCCAGCTCATACGCCGCTTTGTATGCGGCTTTTGCGTTGGCCAACTCCATCTCGACCCGGCCTTTGGCCTGATCTACCACGGCTGACTGGCCGTGCATCAGCTGGTCCTGCAGTTTTGTGTTCTGGTCGTGGACGGCCTTCGCGTACTTCACCGCCTCTTCGCGTTCGCGGGACGCCGCCTCGCGTTGGCGGGCCGCCTCTTTCGCCTCGAACGTCAGCTTCTTGATGCGTTTTTGCACCGACTCGCTGTAATTTTCGAGGTCTCCCTCGTCGGGGATATCCGCTTCGTTGGTCGGTTCCGCGCGCCGTGGTTTCTCGTCCTCGGCTACATCGTCTACGATCTCGACCTCCAGCTCGGCGTCTTCGTCGAACAGGTCGTCGGTTTCTTGGTTTGCTTTCGTATTCATATTCATGCCCTCGCAAATCCGCGGGGATCATCTACCACCGCTTCTACTGTGTCGTCGTTGATCAGGCGGAACTCTTTGCCGCCAATCTTGAACCGAGTGCCCGAGTACGAGCGGAAAATCACGAAATCTCCCTCTTTGCACCATGGGCCGCTCGAGAAT